ATAGCTTATGAAAGAATAGACCAGGCCCATATGCGTCGAAACGCACAGGGACCGATAGCAGTGCTTTCAGTACGAAACCCTCATAACCGTATTTACGTTTATAAGGGCGAGCGCTGTAGAGCACTTGGTCCAACGGAGCATGTATGAAAGAGGCCCCCTGGAGGGCTTGTCCTTCAGGGACAGTCCGCCAGTGAGACGAATAGGAATTCGTCACTTTTGGGGCAGCACTTGCGTTGATTGGTCCAAAGAATCTAAGACTCTTTGGGACGAATCGTACAACAGTGCGCTGAGCAACCATATAACGAGCGTCAGCGCTGCCATAACCATGGCGACGCCGAGCAAACTCAGTGATTTGGTTAGCCAGTCGAAAAGCTCTTTCAACATTGTTAACGCTCTCTTTCAAAAAGATCGGTCTAACGTTCCAACCTCTAAAATAATCGTTCCCACAACTCTCGAAGAATACTCCAGAGTCAAAGGTCTTCTCCGAATTAACAGAGAAGCCGATGGCAAGGAATACCTCTTTGAGTAGTGGTAATAAATACCTAGGGCAGATGAGATCATCGCCGTAGGCATTGATAAAAAACGGGTGTCCCCCAGTTGCTTTAATGCAGCCGTAGAGCACACCGTAGAATATCAACGTTTCTAGAGGAAAAGTATAGCCGTTACCCATCGATGAGATCTTCTCCAACTCATAAGTCTGGCCACGATAAGTCGTGACAGGTGACCTGGTTTGGAAGAGAAGATCGCACCAATCCACAGGCAACAATCCGAGAACGAGGTTCTTACTGATTGTGTCTGAGGCAGATGATAAATCAACAGTTGCGAGATCGAGGCGCCAAGCGTGCTTGGCGAAATCCCGATTGCACTGTTGATTGGTAACGTCTACACCAGAAATGCGAAGTCGATCGGCGATATATTCGCCGATACCGAGCTGGAAATAAATATTCCAACGCGGCTCGATACAAATCGAGCGATGTGTCTTCGCATTTTTTGGCACGAAGGTAAGCCGGCTCCCACGAACAAGTGATGTATCTTGGATGACGTCAAATGCGCGGTTATCGAATTCCTCTCCAAGGTTGGAGACTAATTCAAGTATGCCGGGTGTCGATGAACCAGGATTCGAATACTTGTAGTACGAAGACACTTTACCGTGCCTCGTACTGAGATCCGCTCCGGGTCCAAACCTCCCCTGCTCACTGCACAGGGAGAGTGGAACGTCGCCTAAGATATCTGCGATTTTTAGTGAAGCAAAGTGAAGAACTTGCTCCACCCTGGATGAGAATTGGAACTCACCAAGGTCGCGTAGTCTTAAGAGATGATTCGTCTCTCTGCATAGTGATTCAGCCTTAAGCCACTTACCAAAAGCAACGGCCTCTTTGTCAATCCCAACGTCGAAATCCGAAAACTTCGACAGAAAAGAGACACAGAGGTAGTCGCCACCAAAGACATCAGCATCGTCGTAGAGCATAGGGTTTAAAGTCATCTGAATTAAATCAGCGACTTCCCCATGTTTGAAACGAAGCCAACATCCGAGGCTGGTAGGTGTATTCGCAGCTTCACAGAGAGCAAGATAGGTGTCGGCCAATAAGGCAGACGCCACCTCAGGCTTCCAACTCCCGTAACGGGAGTAGATCGCTTGAGTTTGCTTAGTAGTCTGAAGTCTCATGTTTATCACTCCTTACAGAAGACGCGTGAGCGCCCTCATTGTCTGCAGTTTCTGCGACAGTAAGGCTTGATCCCCACTAAGGGGACAGTCCCCATCAGCAAGGTCGACTACGACACGGCATGTTCGCCGGAGACGTAGAACCTCAGCCAATGAGAACTGATCAAGCACGCGATGTTCATCGAAATTGCGGCGAAAGAGGTCAATGACCTCTCTGCAGTCAGTATCGAGACGGCGTGAGTAATAAGCAGCACGAGCACGCGTCGAATGGTTGGGTCGTATTTCTACGACGCTATCAAGCGGCGCTACACCCGGTTTAATCAGCCGACTGCTGTCAAGCAGGAAGCGGACGTAACCGGAGTGGTTCGTGTAGAGGTAGTTGTGCGCACGAGGAGAAGCAGTCTTAGACATGACTTGTTACCTCCTAATTAAAGGAAAATGTAATTAGTCATGTGGACATGCAAGTTTATCTCGGTTTCGCCGAGAAGAACCTGCGCGATTGCTTGCTTGTGGCACCGCGCCACTATCTGTTGCAGTGTGCTGGCGTCACCGATAAAGGTGAAACCGGACTCAGCAGCAGTGCGGGCGAAACAGACTATTGAAGGATCGCCTTCGCCAGGAGAATACGGGGTATTAAAGTAACCCCGAATGTCTACGAGGAGAGAGGCCAGATTCTCGCAACGACAGTTGATATTATCAACTTTCTGAACGAGAAGCGTGTCATTCTCCGCCGAGCCATTCTCCCCAATGTATGTGAACAAAAAATTCACAACGTAGGGAGTGCCACCGTACACCTCCAAGGAGGAGCGGAGGTTCTCTTGAGCGTTAATGGTGTCTTGGACTAGCATGTAGGATCTTTCAAAAAAAAGTGAAGTTGACGAAACTTAGGCCGCGGGAGCTTGGTCCACGAACATAGACTTGACCATCGCCTCTGCCAAGAGATTCTTGACAAAAGCGTACAAGTCTTTACGCTGTGACAGCGTAGAGCGGTCCGGTGCCACCAGATCAACGGCTGCAAACATCGTGAAATCGACAGCAGGGGCAGGGGTGTAACCCCCGTCACTACCGGTCACGGCTTTTAGAACGGGCACCTCGATGCGGATTGTCGTCTTTTGAGAACGACGCTTCTTCGAGGGCCGACTTTGGCCAATCACGATTTTGGGCTCGCCAATGGCGACCCCTGTTTTCTCATGCCATTCGGCAAGAGGGTAGTTTGCAACCTCAGAAAAGGTATGGTTGGCGGGAGTAGTTTGGCCATCAGCCAAAACAAGGTTTGCGAGGGACATAGTCCATCCTTTTAGGAAAAGCCTGTTAAGGCAATAGAGCGTTGACGGAATTGTCAGTTGGCCCTAAAAGAAACACGCAGTTACCTGCGTGAGAGTGCAGTAGTTAGTAGCGCGATTGCGTTCATGGCATGTGTCACGGAGACGGGGTTTTTAAACTCAGGCGGGAGAGCGGATGGCAAAGTAGGGAGAATATCCCTATCATACCAAAGCTTCCAACCTGAGCCAGTGAAACCACCGACAACGATCCACTTACCGAAGAACTCTTTCGTGTAATCATAACTCTCACTCGCCAGGAAGTTAAACAGCGTAAACCTCGTCCGAGCAACACTAGAAATAGTGAACTCGGAATGGACTTCAAGTGCCTTGAGGTAATTAGCGACAGGGTAAAACCAGTCGATAACGAAGCTATAAGGGAGTAACTCCCAAGCTAACAACGCTGGATTAGTGATACCGGTAACTCGTAGTGCGTTTATAGCACTATCGGATGGCACCGCAGCGAATGCGTATTTGCAGACTGATTTGACGGCCACATCCCCAACCTTGACGGTTGAGAAGTAGTCGTCACCGCAGACAGCTTGTACGCTTTCACGGTGCTTACCCGTGACTTTGAGATTTTGCGGCCTCGCGGCTGCGTAATCCCCGGCGAGAAGTTCTGCCGTGTCACGAACATCCTGTAGTAACGGTCGCCAACCATATTGGAGTTCAAGCCAATAGCGGGAAAGCAACAAGTCAGCCCTCACAGGTTCTGGGAGGGAAGCAATTCTACGCACCTTATGGGCACGAAGAATAGCTTTATAGGAACGTCCGTCCGAAGTAAAACCCTTAGGGTCGTTACCATAGACGAAACGTTCGAACGCGGTCAATTTACCGACCGAGACTTGTATACCGAGACTACTGTATGCGTCCTTTAACCGCAACCTCCTAAGGGAGTTAACAGCATGGACAATACGACGAGCTGTGGAAGCGATCATGTTAATCGTTTGGTGTCGTTCTGCGAAGAACTGCGCCAGATTAACTTTAACGCCCTCCAACACCTCGTATGAGTTGCGGATGCACTGAGACTCAGCTTGGTCCTGGTGACCATTACTGAGTGCGTACGAAAGAGCATTATGAACTTCACCCTCTGATTTCCACGTACCCCAGATTCCTGGGGAAAATTCGTGGCGAACAGATTGCCGATGAACTATAGGAGTCCAACCGTACATCTCGAGATGATAGGGATTAAACGGGAGATCCTTCTTCTTAACTCTTTTGAAGTTAGGAGTAAGGCGCCCTGAGTAAAACCTGTAATAACGAGTCATAACGGTCGGGTTTCTGTAGACATCGGAAGTCAACCCGGAACCATCAGTAAACGTCCGCCAATTTGTGCGAACGGATTGATGAACTTCGGGGTTCTGTCGACGAGCGACGGGGGGGGACCGGTAACGATTCGCAACTTTGCGTATAAACGCAATATCGTGATGTGACTGATCTCTCCAGACGCTCGCAAACGGATCGGCTTTTAGCCTTGACTTTGTCGTCATAATACTACCTCGTATGCGATGGAACCCACGGATGTGGG